GCAGAGGGCATTGTGACAATGGTAAGTTATTTTATAAAGTCACTGGGAAACGTTTTAGTGGTGACATGAATACCGCTTTAGGCAACTGTATCATCATGTGTGCGATGATTTACGAGTACTCGCTTTATTGTGAGTGCCCTGTGAAGCTTATGAACAATGGTGACGATTGCGTCGTTTTCATGGAAAGAGAACATCTTGTTAAATTTCAAAATGGTCTCTCCGAGTGGTTTTTAGAAATGGGATTCAGAATGGTGGTTGAGAGTCCCTGTTATGATCTGGCAAAGATAGAGTTTTGCCAGATGCATTGCATACGAACCGTAACCGGACCCATTATGGTCCGTAATATGCCCACGAGCCTCTCCAAAGACTGTCTGTCTATCGTTCCTTTAAATAGGGAACTGGCTATGCGTAAGTGGTTGGGTGCCGTCGGTGAATGTGGGTTAGCACTCACCGCTGGCGTCCCTGTAGCCAATGCCTTTTATCATATGTTTGTTCGAAATGGCATTAAAGACAGTCGGGTTCGTGAATCCGTCCAGTTTCAGACTGGAATTCATATGCTTATGGCTGGTCTGCAAGCACGCTGTGAAATAATCATACCTGAATCACGGTACGATGTATGGTTGGCGTGGGGGATCGAGCCAGATCTTCAAATTGCATTGGAGAGTGAGTTTGGAGGACGTGTTATTGAATATGGTGATCTACTCTATGATGACCATAGTGCCTATCCCCACCGTGAATGGGGATAGGATGCGATATGGATAATTATACAGGTCCATATTGGTCGAATGGCAGTGTTCAAAGTTCTGTTGAGTTTGGTGATTTATTACCTACCAACGAATTGGACATTGCCAGTCGGTTACACGACTCAGCTTATGCACATTATGAATCAGGCAGTCAACAGCGGCGTGCAGCTGATTTTATCTATAACACTGAAGTGGAGGCACTTGGTGGTATTGGTAAATTTGCTGGCACTGCTGTTGTTTACGGAAATCAGATCATCAACTCTGCTGGTGTACTGATGGATGATGCCTATAGCGGATTTAAGATTGGAGGTCCCATTGGTGGGTTAATTGGTTTGGCAGTTGGTGCTATTGAGACTCAACTGTCGGCCATTGATTGGGCTGAGAATAAGGGAAATTATATTAAGGAGGTCTTGGCATATTATAATACTGATCCTTTTAAGGATCAACTTGGGTTTCGCCGTCGTACCAACCATGTTGTTGGCAACGGGGGTGACACCCCTACCACTACTGTGGTTGGGGTGTCACCACCGTACGTGGGTGGTATAGATTTGCCCAATGATTGGACTTTTCCTATTGGCGCTAGGCGGCGGAGGTCCCGACGATATAGGAA